CCAACATCATGCACCTGCCCGTCCATGGTGACGATTGTGCCGCCCTTGATGGCTTCCAGAGCGTCACCCAAAATGTGCCATTCAGGTTTCCCGCCGGACGGCTCCTGAATATCGCAGGAATAGGCTTCATGCCCCGCGCCCGGAACGCCTTGCACACGGTTTGCGATTCCTCGCAGGCTATCAGAACTTTCATTCCGTCGCCTCCACCGGAGAGCGGAGCCAGTCGAGCCAGCAGAGCCCGCAGCGCCCGTTGCACTTTGCTCCTCCCGGAGGGCATCCTCCTCCCTGAGGGAATCCGCCGTTAAGGATTTTTGCTAATTCCTCGTCCGTCATAGCTCGGATTCTGTCACTGTTTGTTTTCGGCTTCGCCTTTTGCTGAGATTCAATCTTCCACTTTGCTTCAAGCGCATCCTGAAAGCAATTGGCGGCATCATGGAGCCCGGCGGCCCATACCTGGTGCATCATTTCCATTTCCCATGCCCTTGGGTTTTTGCAACACCCATTTTCTCCATGCTCGTGGGTTACGGGGTTTGGCGTAAGCTGTTCTACAACGTTGCTCATTTCCCATTTCCTTTCTGTCTTCCTTTATTCCACCGAGGGACTTTCCCCCACCTGGGCGGGGTGCAATTCCGCGTCGCTGGCTTGAAACAGCCGTACATTTTCGCTTTGCTCATGCTCAAAAACAATCCCCTCTCTCACCAAATCCGGGTGTTCGTACCGGAAAAATTGGCGTTGTTTTTTGTTGGTTCCAATTGATTTCATGATGTTTTCGTTCCAATTCGCTACGAAATATTCTTCCCACGCCTTGCAGCCGTCCCCATTGGTGGGGCAATCGTCCCGCGTGCAGTTTCTGCAAAATGGGCTTCCCGAATCGATGTACTGGCCGGGGCGTTCCTTTTCACCGTCTACTTCGTTTTTCATACTCCACCGCCTTCCGGTAGCTTTTCAAAGTCCATCTTCCCGGCCAGCTCGGCGATAAAGCTCTTTACCGCTCCGGGGAGCTTCTGGTAATCGTCCTCCCGCTTCTGGCACACTTGGAAGGATCTCTGGAAATTCGATGCAACCACGGACTGCACCGTTTCTGCGTCCATCAGCGCCCATTCCTTGAGCTGGGAGGGGCTTCCAACTGTCCGCTGTACCGCCGGTGGCAGTTTC